TGGCTGTCTTCCGGCGGCAGGGAAATCGGTTTGTAGGCCATGCCCTCTTCCAGCACTGCCACACGATGGGCGTTCGCTGCGCCACCATAAGCCGCTTCCCAGCTATCCCGGATACGGTTCGGGTCTTTCACAACGCCGGGATGTTCCAGCACACCACTGGGCTGTGCGCCGTTCTTGAAGAAAGAAGAACCGTACTTATCCACCGCAATGGAAGTACCGAGGCTGTTCTTCATCATGGCGATCGGTGAGAAACCGATCAGACCATTAAACCCAAGCCCCGGCACATGGAAGATCTCGTCCCGGCGAAAGTAGAGGTCTTTATTCTGCTCTCCCGGAACTTCATCCGTGTAAGCGTGGTAGATATAGTAGAGCTCGCCACTCTCATCTCGGTCGACTTCGACATTTTCCGGCAAAAGCGGATACAGCCCCAGCACCGTGTTCTTGCCATCCCGGACGATCTGTGCGTAAGCGTTGCCCCAGAGGAGCAGGTGGGTCATCAGTGTTTCCCAGAAGACAAAGGATGTCATCTCCGGGTTGGGCTGGCGATACAGAATCTTGTACAGCGGATGATCCCGCGCCTTTTCCTTGTTGCCGTTATCGTCTGTCACCCGGTAGAGATGCAGCGGCAGTGCCGCAATGGACTCCGCCAGCAGACGGACACAGGCATACACAGTCGGGATCTGCATGGCAGCTTTCTCATCCACCTGCTCCCCGGCATTGGAACGGCCAAACACAAAGGTCTGCCCGGAATCGCGGACATTATCCGTGACCTGCGGCAGACCTTCTTTTGGCTGTTCTGTTTTGGGAGAATCCCTTGGGTTCTCAAACCCCATCCATTCCCAGAATCCCATAATATTTATTCCCCTTTCTGTTTTTCGTGTCTTCCATATATTTCTCAACAGTGCTATAATATAGACATATTTTTACCCAGGAGGACAAAATATGCTGTCAATCAATCAGCTTATGAAATATTTGAGAAACCATCATCAGATTTCTGTTAAAAGCAATCAAGCTCAATCATTACGAAACATTGGCTACTATCATGGATATAAAGGATACTGCTTCATCCGCACTCCAAACCAACGTATTCCTTTTTCATCACTTGATGAGGTCATAGCGTTAAATAAATTTGATATGCAGTTGAAGACTTTGATTTATCCAAAAGTAATGTTCATTGAAAATGCACTGAAAAGTTATGTGATCGAAGCCGTGCTTCAAGATAGCAAACCAGAAAATCTTGATGTCGTTTTCAATAAATCCATTACAGCCTATCAGTCCTACGCTCCCGGAAGTCAACAGTACCACAAGCAATATGCAAAGCGGATGACCCTCAAGGGAAAAATCAATAATGCACTTTTGCGTGATTACTCAAATCAGAAGCAAACTGTCAACCATTTCTTTGATACTGACAGCCCAATTCCTATTTGGGCTGTTTTTGAATCACTGACGTTAGGAGAGTTTGGAACTTTTTTCGCCTGCGCAAATGCAAATGTCAAATTAAAGACTTCGAGCATCCTTCACTTGCCAAGCAATCTGGATTCAGATGGAAAAATCACCGAATACATGATTTACGCTGTCAAGGATTTACGAAATGCTGTTGCACATAACAACACCATCTTTGATACTCGTTTTCAGACAAGTACAATAAACAAACGCCTTATTTCGCTTCTTGAAACAGAAGTAGGCATTACAGATCTTGACTTCAAATACATTGACGCCTACATAATCCTGATTACTTACATATTACGAAAGATGGGAGAAACCAAAACGGCCTGTAAGCAATTTGTGAGTTCCTTTATTGATTGCACAGACTTATTAAGAACTCAGATTTCGCCCAACATTTGCAATCAGATTTTAGGAACTCAGCAGCGCACACTTAAACCAGCTTCAAAATTTCATCAGCAATTCTTAAAACCTCTTGCATAATTTCTCCCCGTGTGGTATATTATAGCTATGAATTGCGGTGGTCGTCTTCGGACAACACCTTGAAAGAGCCTGATGCGTCGGGCTCTTTTTTCTTTTGTCTTTTTTACTGTTTTTCCAGTTCCGGCAGACCGGCAAGGCTGGTACCGAGGGACGCAACACCTGCCACGATCACTGCACTGCCGACCGCCATCCAGTCCACCGTGCCGCCGGGCATCTGTGTCACGACCAGAGCCGCACCGGTCTGGAACATCGTCTTTGCAGCACGGATGCCGGCTGCCTTCCACCATTCTGCACTCATCAGATACTTCATAGTTCTTGTCCTCCAAAATCAAAAATGACATGAAAAAAGCACCCTGACTTTCGCCAAGATGCTTCTTCGTACAATGATATTTATTTGGTAACGTAGGTACTCAGCCTTCCGTTTCCTTTTTGCTCAAGTTTTCCTGTTTCGCAAAGTTCTTTAAGCAGTCGGAATGCCTTCGTTGTTCCTGCACCAATCAAATCCTCTACTTCTTTTCTTGTGATGCTGCCATTTTCCTGAGCATATTGAACAATAAGTTGCTTCTGCTCATTCAGCGAAATATCCTCATCCGCATTATCCGACACTTGCACTTCGTTGTTTTGTTCCTCGTTCCTATTCGGAAGTGTCACACGGAAAACTCCTTTTGCCGTTTCAAACTCCGGTTGAAATGGACAAGTTTTATACGCACGTTCGATTTTTCCGATTCCTGTGCCGTAGCTCTCAATCAATCTCATGCGGTAGAAAACAGCCGCAAGATTTGGATTTCTCGATTGTGAAACGCCAAGAAAAATGGATTTCAGCTCCAAACCAGATACAAGACCTCCAAGAGAAACAAATTCAATTCTATCCTCATAGACATTGACCAGATTGCTTCCACTAAAAGAATAATCGCGATGAACGATGCTGTTCAGCAAAGCCTCTCTTACAGCTTCCTCCGGATAATCTCTCCAATCAGTTCGATCCAGCCCCGAAAATGTTGCTTTCGTTTTGTTGACTAAATCAATAAACTGATAGACATCTTCAAGCTGCTTCAAAATAGATCCTGTGAACTCCTTTCTATCTCGGAATAGTTCTTTGTCCGTTCCTTGAAAGAGAGCAACTTTCGTTGTTGTCTCACACTGATCCGATAGCAACAGCGCAAGATTTGTATACAGGCCATCTTCACCGATCAGTTTGAGAGTTCGCATTTGCGATGGCCCGATTTCAATCGACCTTCTCTGCATCTCTGTTTGGAGAGTATAGAACGTCAATTCCTGATTCATACTTCTACACAGTTCAAAAGACCTGCCGCTGTTTTGGAGAATCATCTCCCGGATTCCTTCCTCAGTCATTGGCTGTGTAGAACTTCCTTTTCTTACATACACACCGCCAGGTTTCAAACCTTTTTCACGGAGATAGTACGGTCGATTCGTTCCGGTTGTCACATCAATTTCGATAACCTGCTTCTCTTCTATTTCAACTGTGTTGACTCTAACAAACGGCATTATGTCTGGTGCCAGAGAATCTTTCAAAGAATTTACGATTTGGAGCATTACCCCATCAGGATCGCCGATACCTAGAACCGCTCCATCTTTTCTGACACCGACATAAACCGTGCCGCCCTCTGCATTTGCAAATCCCATCACCTCTTTTCGGATGTCAGGGACATACTCTTGCTTAAATTCGATATTCTGGTTCTCGAATGCTAACATCTTCTGCTCCTTTCTTTCTCGTTTCTTTCTTCTTTCTTTCTCATTGTAAGAGAGAAAGAAAGAAAAGTCAAGAGGTGCAGAAACAAATATTTTGTCGATTAGAAAACGATCATGTCACGTTCATCGTAGACACTTCCCTGCTGCTGTCCTTCGTTTCGAATGCAGCGGTCCAGTGCCATGATCGCAGCGACGATACCATCGATCTTCTCCGGCGATTTTGCCTTTGTCGGCTTGATATTGCCTGCCGGGTCGGTATCCACGACCACATTCCCCGCCATCCATGCCATGACCGGGTTGCCGCCGTGGGTAATACGCCCTTCCATCAGGAGCTTGTAGAACTCTTTGGTAGGCGGGCTCATATCTTTAAAACCCTGACCGAAAGGCACGACCGTAAATCCCATCCCCTCAAGGTTCTGGGTCATCTGCACCGCCCCCCATCGGTCAAAGGCAATCTCCAGAATGTGATAGGTCTTGCCCAGCTCCTCAATGACTTTTTCGATAAATCCGTAGTGGATGACATTGCCTTCTGTCGCCATCAAGTAGCCCTGCTGATACCAGACATCATACGGAACGGATACCCTGCGCACACGCTGGGGGATCGTATCCTCCGGTATCCAGAAAAACGGAAGCATGATGTATTTCTCTTCCGGGATTCTGGGCGGGAACATCAGCACAAAAGCCGTGATGTCTCCGGTGCTGGACAAGTCCAGTCCTCCATAACAGTCACGGCCTTTAAGTGCTTCCATATCGATTGGCTGATTGCCGAGGTCATAGATGTGTTCCGGGATAAACCGGGTCAGCGAGGACACCCACATGTTCAGACGAAGCTGCTTGAGCACATTCTCCTCTGCCGGGTTATCCAGTGCTTCCTGATATGCATCCCGGACACGCTGGATCTGAATGGTCTGCCCCAATGAGGGATTTGCCTTATACCAGTTGGCTTCATCATGCCAGTCATCCTCATCTGTCAGTCCATAGACCACAGGATAAAAGGTGTGGTCGATCTTACGTCCAGCCAGCAGGTCAAGGGCTTTCATATGGAGCTCGTAGCAGATGCTCTCCTTGTCCGTGCCGGCCGTGGTGATCAGGAAGAACAACGGCTGCTCACGGGCATCACCGGAACCTTTGGTAAGGACATCGTAGAGTTTTCGGTTTGGCTGGGCATGAACCTCATCCAGCACCAGACCTGACACGTTCAGACCGTGCTTCGTACCAACTTCGGCAGACAGAACCTGATAAAATCCTGCGTTCCCGTAGTTCACGATGCGCTTGGTGGCTGCCATGATCTTGCACCGTTTCAAAAGTGCCGGGGTCATCTGCACCATCTGATGGGCAACATCAAAGACGATGGATGCCTGCTGGCGGTCAGCTGCAGCACCATAGACTTCAGCAGATGGCTCATTATCGGCAAAAAGCAGATACAAGGCCACCGCAGCGGCAAGCTCGGATTTTCCGTTTTTCTTGCCGATTTCGACATAAGCTGTGCGAAACTGACGGTTCCCTTTTTCGTCCACGATGCCGAACACATCCCGAATGATCTGCTCCTGCCAAGGAAGCAGCCAGAACCGCTTGCCCGCCCACTTGCCTTTGGTATGACGCAGGTTTTCGATAAAAGTCACTGCC